ATGCTGTTCCTCCTGGGAAATCTATTGTTGAAGCATATGTTAAAGTAGCTGCTGAAGCATTTTGTGTAATCTTAATATTGATTGTTTGACCAGCTGTAATATTTGAAGGTGTTAAAACTGTTGTTCCTCCTGCAGGCATTGCTAATGTAAAATAGTTACCTACTGAACAATCTAATGCTGTTGTACCACCTGAATCACTTATTGTATTTACTGCACCTGTTAACTGACCATCTATCTCTGTATCACCTAATGTCTCTGCACCTTCAATAACATATAATGTATTTGCATCTGGTGTTAAGGCATCATATTCTGCTTGTGTTAAGTGAATGACAGTATTTACTGCATCTTCTGATGAAACAGCTGATTGACCAACATTATTAAGTAGTGTACCTGTATTTGTACCATCATCAACTAATGTATCTCCATAGATTGATAGGTGTTTTACTACTACTTCATCTGCTTTAGTTGTAGCTAATCCTGTACCACCTATAATAGCACTTCTAGCATGTGATGTTGTATTACTACTACCACCTAATAAGGCATTATGACTACCTGCTGTTGAAGTATTACTTTCTCCTCCAATCATTGCCCTATAGTTTCCATCACCAGAAATCTGTAATCCATATCCAAAGATTACATTAGCACCAGTAAAGTTTCCATTTACACCATTATCTCTACCAATAACAAAGTTATCTTGTCCATTACCTAAAGTTCTGTTATTGTTGTTTCTACCAATACTAATAGAAGCACCTTTACCTGAAACATTATCTCTACCAATAATCACACTACCAAAAGAGTTTCCATCTGTTGATGGTGTATTACTAAATCCAACATTAGCTATGTTAATAACTCTACTTGATACACCATCACCCACATGAAGCACACCATTAAGTGTCATATCTTCTGTAGCTGTATTCCCATTATCTAAAACATCTTGTAAAGTTGGGGTTGTAGCAATACCTGTTAGTTGTGAACCATCACCTATAAATGCTGAAGCACTAACATATCCTGAAGCACTTACATTAGCATCTATTGTAACTAATGTTCCATCATCACTAATGCTTGAATCTATAAGTTGGTGATGACCACCACCTTTTTGTAATGTGTTTACTGTAGGTTCTACTTCACTACCTTTTGAACCAGTAGGACCTGTTAATACAACACCACTATTACCTGATTCTTCTACAATAACCCAGTTATCACTTAAACCATCCCATTCAAATGAAGCAGTAGCTGGAGTACCTGAACCTGAATCATATACTACTAAACCAGCATATCTTGCTGTTGGTGTATCAGCATTTAGAATAATAAACTCGTCTCCAATGATTACTGCTGAACCTGTTACTGTTCTTAAACTTCCAATACTTGCTGAAGTAAATGAAGCAAAACTTGCTGTAATGCTATTAATATTAATATTAGCATCACTTGGTAAATCTAAAGCTAATGAAGCTGTATCTGCATTTACTGCATGTGAAGCACTTGTAGCATTGGCTACATTATCTACTACTAAGTCAAATGTTGAAGCATCACCTTTTGTGAATGTTAAAGTAGCATCTGTAGCACTACCTGTAACCATAAAGCTACCTGTATCAATAGGTACTACATTTAAAGCAAATGATGCTGTAGTAGCAAATGATGCTGTACCTTCAAAGTTAGGTGCAGTTAATGTTTCTGTAGATGGATTATAGTTTAAGCTATTATTAGCAAGTAAACTATTATATCCAACACCTCCAGCTGGATTAAATGTTGGAATAGTAAGGTCTAAGTTATCACTTGTACCCTGAATATCAATCTTATCAGCATTTGAAGCTGTTGCAGCATAAGAAGCACTTAAAGCATTATCTGCGTATGATGCTGTTACATCTAATGATGATATTAAGCTACCGCTACCATCTGTTAGTTGGTTTGACCCACTAATCTGGACTAATCCTTCATAGCTGTCTTTAATATTTAATGGTCCTAAGTTTCTTCCCATCTTATTCTATGTTTGAACCCCAAGGGTATTGTGAATATGCACTATTTGTTACTCGTAAACCGTTTTCTTTAGCCCACTTAAAGTTACCTGCTTGTTTAGTTGATTTATTAAATACAACAGGTGAACGATATTGTGTACTATAGTCTGGGTTTTGTTCGTATGCTTTATTGTTTTCACTTAGTTCTGGGAATGTGTTTTCATTCTCTGAAATATATTGTGATAACTTTTCAGCATAAAACTCTTGTTTATTTTCTACGCTTTGTCTTTTTACATTAAATAAACTTCTATCTACTTCAATAGAGTTTTCGCCACCAGTTGGTGTCAATAATCCGTTGTTTCGCGGGCGTATATAAATGGCCTCTAATGTTTCATAGTATGCCGCGTATAATAAGAAGTCTTGTATATAATCATTTACTAACGTTTCATAAGCACTACTTGTCCAACTATCAGCATCAATCTGTGATAGAATAGAGTTATATAGTTTTGTACCTATAATACGTTGTAAGTGAATATCTTGTGCTTCGCGAATAGCATTTTTGATTAAAGCAGTATCCAACATATCATTTACGTCGGTAAACTGTCTAAACTTTGCTTCGCTTAAAATAAAGGTTGATGTCATAATGTTGGAAGTTCTGTTATTGGTTCGTTTAAGTTGCCCTCTGCCTCTCTATCAGCTTCCTCTATTTCAGCCTCTAAAGTAGCATCATCACCTGCTTCCGCTTCTGTTGAAGTAACTACATCGTACTCTTCTTCTCCATCAGCAAATAACTTAAGTTGTTGAATACCTAATGTTATTTCTTCTGCGGGGAACATTGCGTTTAACAGCGTTTCAAAACAATATAATATGTCCTGCTGATATGGTCTTATTACTGTGTTTAATAACAGTAAATACGCGTCTAACATTTCATCTCTACCACCTAGTTGTCCTGATGTTTTAATACCAAGAATCATTGGAGAAGTAATCCTGTGTGCAGTTAATATCTTTTGTACTACCATTTCATTTACATTGTAATAGTAGTCATCTGCCCCATTTTGTGGGATTGGTGTTATGTCTGGTTTGTTTTCTGGAGAATCAACATCCATGTATAATAAACTACCTGCATTATTTGAACCTGCATATTGTAGTTGTAACATTCTTTCGATTGCTTCTCTTTCCTCTTCATCAGCGTTTGTATAAGTTGTAATCGCTAAAGAAGGTGCTAAACCATTTTTAATGTTGTTAATGTGGAAGTTATCTACCTCTGTATCTAAATCGATTACTCTTAATGCACCGACATAATCAGGTAATGGATAGTACTTCATACCAGGACGATACGGATTATACACGTATATTTGGCGTGGTTCTGCCTCGTTGGTATTTGGGTTGTAAACAGGTAGGCATGGCAAATCTGCCACGGATTTTCCTGTGTATCTGTATTGGGTAGCCCATTCGTCACTAATGTAGTAACCTGGAATCTTACCTCTATAATCTTTTTCTTTTGCCCTTAGGAATGAATAGTCAATATGGTATACTTCTGCTATGGCTGTTCTTGCTTTATTCCAAATAACTTCTAAACTGAAGCCACCATATAGCTTATAATCTTGTGCTACCTTTTTAAATATGTTATTCCAAGTCTCTCCGTCTCTATTTGCTTTCTCTAATACATAATCTGGTTCAGCTACTAAGCCTTCACCTACAATACCATCTACAATAGCGTTTACACACGTATTGTGGATAGAGGAGTTATTATATAGTTCGATTAGTTCTTCTGGGAAACTATTATGGAGACCAAACTTAACAAAATCCTTACCCTTTTCTTCCTGGATATAGACTCTGTCTGTTGTTTGTTTGGCTATGCTTGAAAACTTAAGTTTATCCATTGTATGTTGTATAAGTACCGTTTTCGTTCGGTGATAAATATTGTGTAATGCTTACCTCGTTGCTACCTGAAACAAATGCCCTATCTGAATATATTAAATCAACAGGTTGTTCTTCTCCTGCTTCATCCCATATTTCATTATAAGAGTTCCATGCTGTAGCTACTGTTTGCCAAGTTGCTGGAATAACAAGATTAGTCCAAATCCCTACTTCATATTGTCCTGAAGGTGAAGGAACTAATGCACCATCATTCTCTATTACCAACCAACTCCTATATTGATTAGGTACTGAAGTAGCAGTTACAACAAATGTTCCATTACTCTCGTCATATGACTGACTAAATACAGCAACTAAACTATCATAATATCCAGAACCAGTATTAACTGTGTCTAAATAAATAGCATTTTTATTAGTTGTTTCTGATTTATTAAACTGTAGCATAGAAGGTATCAAAAAAAGATTAAGGGGGCACGCTTAAATACGAAACCCCCTTAGTCTTATTGTTTTTATTAACTTAAAGTAATGCCGCTTAGTGCATCACCTAAGCTTCCTGATATTTCAGAAGCTGGTTCTGGTTCTTGACCAGTGAAGGTTAAAGAGTAGCCATTTAAATCGCCGAAAGCTGTTCCTGTGGCACCTGTGCCGCTTAACAACTGTACGCCGTTTTCCTCGCCTAATAACCAGTATCTACCAACGCCGTCTTGCGAACCGTTGTTAGTTTCTACGATGATTTTTAAGTCTGGATTTTTAGCTAATACTCTAACTTGGTTACGTGTAGAGGATTGTAGTTTGAAGAATACTGCGTTAACGCTTTGTTCGTAAAATACAGTTCCGTTTTCTGGTGTAGCTGAAATAGCTTCACTGAAATCAGAAGTTTGACGGAACAACTCGTATTGGAAGAACTCTCCTGAACCTGTAATCCCACTGATTAACCCTTCACTTGCGTCTGTAACGCTGGTGATTGAACCAGATAGAATGTATAGGTTTTTAATACCGCCAGTGTTGTCTCTACAACCTAACGTAAATCCTGAAGTTATATCACATGACATAGTTTATCTGGTTTTATTTAATATTAGAGGGGAGTATTTCATCCCCTCCTCTATTAAGGGTTATTATTATGCTACATCGTTACTTACCCAAAACTCTGGATAAGCGATGTTTACTCCTAACTTAGTAGCGATTCTGTGACGTAGTTGGTCTGTGTTAATGTCATACCAAAGTTGAAACTCTGAAAAATCTGACATTAAATCAGTACCTGCAACGATTTGCTTAGCAGGCCCTACTACGATTCTACCTGAACCATTCAATCCTGAAGTACCTACAACTTTTACACCTGGTGCAAATGGGTAAGCGATTTCCAAGATACCACCTCTGTTAGAGATAGAAGCTGGGTCAAAGTAATAGTTATTAGCTGTTCTAAGTGCAGCGATGAAAGTACGGAACTTAGAAACTGACATGAAGAAAGTTAAATCTTCTCTATCTGCTACATCATCAGAAAGTGCAGCTAACATAGTGTCCATGTTTGCTAAAGTAGCGTCTGCAGTACCTGCAACAACTACACCAGCAGTTGAACCTGAAATAGTTGCAATCAAACCAGTACCACCATCAGTACAACCAGCATCACCATTCCATAAAAATGAATCATTTGATTTTTGAAACTGATTTACTAATAGTTCAGAATATGCTTCTGCAGTTTTGAAAGTAGTATTGTAGCTACCTGGTTCGAGGTCTGCAATACCTAAGTAATACTTATCCATGTCTTTAAGGCATATGCCGTCAAAGCTGGTACGTGGACATACTGTGATGTTACGTTGTGAATAAGTTAATGAACCTGAAGGTGTAGATACACAAGTACCATATTGTACTTGAAGGTCTACCTCCATAAGGTTGATTGGTTCTTGGTGCTTAACACCTTCTTTTACGGTTACATATTCCATAGTGGAACCTCCGTAAACGATTTTTGGTAGCAATAAGCCGGCTACTTCGTTATTAAACGCCGACAGTGCTGATACATCTAAAGCCATAATGTTTAGTTTTGTTTGTTTTTAAGTTGTTGAATAGCTAACTTGATTCTGTCAGCGTTAGCAGCTGATTCTATCGAGAACGATTGAATGTTGTTTTTAGGTTGGTATGAAGACATTTCTGATTTCACTGAAACAGAATCCATAGCAGGTGCATTTTCATACGATGCCATTTTTTCTTTAAGTGATTTCATTTCTTCCTTCATCTTACCTAACTCTTCTTTCATAGCTTCTGCGATTTCTGCAATGATAGCTTCAGTGTCAACTGCAGGCATTTCTACCTCCATATCTTCTTTAACTACTTCCGCAACAGCTTCTTTGATATCTTCAATAGCATCTTTCATGCCATCCTTGTACCCTTCTTCTTCAGCGTCAGTTCTTGCATCAAACTCTTCTGCCATCTCTGAATCTACATCTTTTTCTTCTTCGCCTGCCTCTACTTTAGAGATACTTTCAACGATTGAATCTTTAGTTTCGATAGTAATACCATCAGCAAGTTTGTGCATTCCATCCGGCGCATCCATTTCCTGATTATCAGTAGTTACTACGCTTACTTTATCACCTACTTCAAGTTCATCACCTGGAAACTTAAGGACAAATGCAGAGTTTTCATCAGCGATTTCGCCAAATACCTCTGCTACTTCTTCAGTTACAGCTTCTTCACTAAAAGTTTGTGTAGATTCTTCGTTTACGATTTCTTCAGTAGCAGCAACCTCTACAAGTGAAAAATGTGATTTCACGAGTTCTTTAAGTTCATTAGAAGTCATATATTCTAAATATTTAATAGGTTAATACTTACATCCCTAAAGGGGTGCGTATATAAATATAAGGAAAGATTGCCTCGGTGAACTTTTTTTCGTATATTACACTATATGAAGCAGTTTAGAGATACACCATATTATATTACAGAAGAGGGTAAAGTGTTTAGATACTATCCTGAACGTAAACATATTTACAATAAAGGTTATATAACCAAACCTGAAAAGTATAAAGAACTAAAACCAGGTACCCAATCAATGGGATATAAACAAGTTGTATTACACGAAGGATTCTCTAAACCTACATCTTGTAGAGTTCATAGATTAGTTGCTGAACTATATGTTCCTGGATATTTTGAAGGTGCACACGTAGACCATATTGATTGTAATAAATCAAATAATCATCCTAATAATCTACAATGGTGTACTAAAGAATATAATAATAAAAAAGGTAATAATCCTAACTATCCTTTATTTGCCCAGATTTGATAACACATAGCAGTTGCTTGTGATTTATCTTTCCCTTCCTCGTTAACAATCTCGGGGATACATCTTTGGATAAAATCATCCTGTCTTTCATTTAGTAGTGGTGTAGGCATATTATTTTACTTTTGATAACATCATTTCAGCGAATAGACCTTCAACACTTAGCCCTAATACTTTACCTGATTTAATGTAGTTATTCCAAATATCTTTATTATCGATTTTGTATTTAGCAAACCAAGTTCCATCTGGTAAGTTGTAACCATAGTTTTTAGACTTATCATTGTCACTTTCTTTAGTCCAAGTTTCAACCATAAAAATATCATCAACTAAGTTACCATCGTGTTCAATATTTACTCTATGGATAACTTCATCTTTCATTGCTTTATGGGCAAGTTTTTCAATAGTTTCCTTTGTAAAGTAAACATAATATTCACCATCAGCATCTCTACGTTTGATTAACTTGTTAGGTATCATTAATGGAGAGATAACTACTTGTTGTTCGTCCATAGCAGCAAATGATTCTTCAACTTCTTTTAGTTTAGACATTTCCTGCTTGATAAGTTCTTCAGTAATAGCTGCTTCAAAGTTCTGAATAGGAACGCAGTTAGGTACTTTTCTACCATTCTTAGTTTTTAGTCCTATTGCTTTATAGCCTGGCTGGCAAGCATCATCTAAATCGTTGTATTCTTCCTTTACAAACTCTTCACCTGCTTGTCTTAGTTTCTTTTCTGCCCAACTAAGTGCACTTGGACCTCCCCAAAGTAAATAGCTAATATAACCACAAGCATCGTAGTTTTTTCTATCACGTTGTAGTTCATAGTTGTCACGTTGTCTTATTAGGAAACTACGCATTCTTCGTACGGTATCAAGCGATATCGCTTCGCGGTTGGCAAGCTGTTGTGCCCTAACTTTACCTACGCGAGTAGCGCATTTATTTCCTGTTGCTTCATTACGTTTAATACCTTGTTTAGCTGCATTAACTGCTGCTTCTGGGTAATCTGTAAATGTTTCAGCAAATGATTCTTGTGAAAAGTACATAAAGTCCTCTTCTATTGCTGGTTGTTCTACTAATGCGACAGCATCTATACCTGCTAATACGCTATTTTCATCTATGTCTAACTTTACAATCTTCATACTAATAAATATTTATGGGAACTGTCTTCTCGTTTGTAATAATGTTTCTGCTTCTAAACCATTTGATACATCACCTGCTAAAACATAAGCCCTTACAGGTTGTGATTGTGATAATGTAGGTGTTAATGTACCTGTTGCACCTCCTATTGTTGTTGTTCCTATACCAAATGAAGTATTAGGAATACCTCCTCCTCTTGGAGTATTAGGGGCTGCTGTATCACCTGGTTCTGTACTGTTAATCTGTCTTAAAGAAGCTGCTGTTGTAGCTGCTAACAAAGCAAACTGCGTAGCCTGATAAGCAATAGCAAATGGACCTGTTGTTTGCGAGTTTTTAATAATACCAACACCTGCTTGTGCTGCATCAATAAGTACGTTAGCTGATGCTATAGCTTTATTTTCTCCGAATAATGCACCTAATGCACCTTGTAGATTATCAATACCATCTGTAAGTAATAGTTCTTTATACTCTTGTTCGGCTTGATTTATTGCCCGTATCTTATCACTTTTAGCTTTTTCTATTTGAACCTCTGTAGCAGCTTGGGCTGTTTTAGCATCAATAAGTTTTAAACCACTATCAGCAAGTTCAGTATCTAATGTTATTTCCTTTTTCTTAAGGTCAAGTTTTTCTTCTTGGAACGTTTTATACTTATTATCTTGTTCAAGTTGTTTTTGTGCTGTTTCATCTGCAATAATACCTGCCTGGATAACTTGATTTAATACATCTTTTGCTTGTTCTAAAGCTATTTTTCTTGCTTCAACACCTTCTTCATTTACTTTTAAGGCATTTTGTTCACGTGCTAATCTATCCTCTGCAAGCTTAATATCTGCTTCTGCTTGTTGTCTGGCTATTACAAGTTGTTCTTCTAATGTTCTATTATAAGCATCAGCTGTTGCTTGAATATTTTTTAATCTTGCTTCACCACCAGTAATAGCACGTTCAGTATTCTTGATTAACTCGAGTTGTTCAGTATATAACTCGTTTGTTGTTTTTATTTCTTCTTGGTTATTCTGTTGTCTTTTTCTTAGTATAAGAAATGCTGCAGATAAAGCAGCTACTGCTGTAACTACTAAACCAATAGGATTTGCCCTTAATACTGCATTATATATTCTCTGTGCTTTAGCTAATAAATCAGTCTCTGTAGCTAATACTCTAAATCCTTCAAGTGCACGTTTAGAACCTTCTGCTAACGCAATAGCACCAACTGCTGCTGTCTGGAAACGTTCAGCTTGTTCCTCTGTAACAGCACCTGTAATAGCTAATCCCCCAGCAAGTGTAGCAATACTACCACCCACTAAGTTAATAGCACCATCAAGGGTTTTAATGTTATTTTCTAACCTATTTACCTGCTGTTCCGCATCCTGCGTATTCGCATTTATGTCAATATTGACTGTTTGTGTTGTTGCCATCTGTTATGCTTTTTTCTGTGTTATAAACCAAGAACCACTTGTTGGGGCGTATAGTGTAACACCTTCAAAGGCTTTATTAACTAAATAGTTACCTCCTAAGGCACCATCTATTGAATCTGTTGATTGTGCTGTTATCTCTATTTTATCATTTGCGTTAACTGTATTATCACAAATAAATCTAAGTTCTCTTTTATATCCTTGTGAATCTCTACCTATAACATTACTTGGATTTGTATCTGGTAAATAAATAGTAGCTGTTCCACTACCACCAGTCCATCCTAAATCATAAATGTAATCATTAGCATATTCACTACCTGTTAGATGTACTACTTGACCAGCTGATACTACTAATGGTTTATTATCTCTAAATACAGCACCTATTGTTTGTTGTGTACCAAT